TGGTGACGGACGTTAATGCGCCCGGTATCGTCGGATCAGCATCTGGCGAGAAACCGATCAGCTTATCCACGGCGCACCTTGATCTGCATCGAGCCGGTTGCAGGCTGTCCACGGCGCTCTGAGAATCGTTTTACAGAGTCGATAGACAAAGCCACATTGCCGGTAAGCTTTGCCACCTCTGCGTCATTGCGGGTGTACTTAGCGCCCTGCAAGCATGAAGCATCAAGGTACAACTCTGGCGCATTTTCAAGCAGCCAATTGGTTGTCACCAAGCCTGACAGGTTTTGAATGGCAGGTATGTAATAAAGCGTGTACGCCTGACCATCAGACGCACCCCAAATGCGCAGCTTGTTGTTCTCTAGCGAGTAGAACGAGGGCGCACCGCTTGTTGATGTTGGCGCATCAGCCAGGGCAATGTAATCAAGCGAGCGAGCAACACCGCCAAAAGTAACGGACACGCGAGAGACAGAACCAAAATCAGTCGGAAGGGTTGCATAGCCTGCGGTAGTTGTGCCATCGACCGAAATCTGCATCTCTTTGATGTGCAGTTCTCGGAATAGGTAAGCCTCTGCCAGTTCGATAAAGGTCGGAATCTTTGCGGCCAAGTCGGTGCGGTGCAAGTAGCTTGCAACTTCAGATTGCAGGGTGGTGTAGTTCATTTGTACTTATCGAACGTGATGAACGCAGGATTTGCACGCAGCCATCTGTGCGCGAACTTAGCGCGTTCTTCTGCGCCTTTGATCTTCATCATCTGCCCATAGACCGCCATAGGCATCTCGCCAACCTTAGTACCTACACCTTCGCCCCAACGGTCGCCAGCAGTGGCAATGCGTTGCGCGTGTGCGCGTTCAAGAAACGGAGAGGCATCGTAGGTGAGTTTGGTGATCGCTTGATCGCCCTCAAACGTCACCTGTTTGTGTACGCCGTAAGCGTGGAAACCGTCATCCACGGTAAAAGAACCAATACTGCTCATTCAGGCGCTCCAGCGTTGTGAATAAGCCCATTGTCCAAAGTGGTAAAGGCATTAAAAAAGGGGCCGAAGCCCCTTCTCTAAGTCGTTAGACCTTATCCCCCACTAAGGCCACTTATCTTGCCCTGTGCGTCAGAAGAACGAACTGCCAAGCAAGCATCCATCGTAATCAACTCTTTATCAGAGTCGCCGGTTTTTGCCAGTGCAGTAGTTTTTACGCCGTCCAGTGTTGCAACGTCCACAAAATCCATGTTCAGCAAGAAGGCGTCTGTGCCGCCACTCATCAGGTAATGAGGAACCACTTGCAAGGTGCCGAAGTCACCAATGAAAATGTCAGCGCCAGTAACAACCGCACCCTGCTTTTTGCCAGTGTCCAAGCGATTCTGTGCAATGCCGGTGAACGTGGAGAACACAGCTTTATGGGCTGGACCCATCACGATCATGTCTGGCTGGACACCAGAGTTGGTGAAAATGGATTGCTGAACAGTGTTCAAGTAACCCACAATCATGGCGCGAGGTGTACCAGTGACTGGAGCCACCGTAGGAGCGCCGGTAGTCCACGAAGTTGTCGAGCCACCAACGGCAGAGGACAGATTCTTGTACAACTGCACACCCAGACCAGCAGACTTGCCAGCAACGGAAGTGGTAGAAGCGACAGCCGGGTTGTTAGACACGACCATCTTTTCAAAGTCACGCTTCAATTCCAAATAGGCTTTGGCTTTCAGCAATGCCTGCTCAGAACCACGGCCAGCCTTCTTGATAAGGTTGGCACGGCGTGATGTACCGATGACCTTGCTGAAAATCTGCAAGTGATTGCCGACGCGCTCAGTTGCGACCTGTGCTTGCAGCGCAGTGTCATCACCGTCGATCATGGCATTGTCAGCATTAGCCGCAGCCAAGCTGTCACGCTGCCATTCGTGGAAGGTAGACGTTGCAGTTACGCGACCGGCAGCACTGGTGATGGGGGTTTCAGTTGGGGAGGTTTGGAAGATTTTGTCGATCAAATCTTCACGGTTGCCCTTAAGTGAATCTTTTTGATAAAGGTTGGTAGGTACGGTCATGTTAAGACTCCAAAGTTAATTTGTTACCGCAAAAATGCGGCTAGATCATTGAGTTTTGCGCTTCCACTTTTGAACTTGTTGCTCAAAGCGAGGTCACGCCGTTCTTGTACGGGTTGTGCTTGTCGGGATGGCATACGCGGTGCGTTTTGCAGCTTCTTTGTGATTGCTGGCTTTTGATCCTGCAACGCACGGAAAGCAACAGCGTCTTTCATAATCCGCACCATGCGGTGGTCGTAGACGGTGGCAAGTTCTTCATTAGTAAACCCGTACTTGCCTGAGATTGCACCGTAGATTTTTTCCAGCTTTGGCTTATCAATTCCATCCTTAGATAGAACCTCCCAAGACTCTGTGAACTGCTTTTGCCGCGCTTGCTGCATTGCTTGTTCAGCTTGTGTCTTGGCTTGTTGCTTTTCACCGTTGATCTGGTTGTCCAGTTGGTTCAAGAAACTGCTGATTTGCCGTTGTCGCTGGTTTTCTGCCACCCATGCCGCAGGGTCACTATTGGCAAGCTCTGCCATTTGCGCCTCTGTGCGTATCCCCGCCATCTGTGCCACAGCCGCCCGACTTACTTCGGCCTGTGACAGATATTGATTGCGGATTTCTTCGTGTTTCTGTGTCAAGAACTGCACCGCTTCATTCTCTCGCGCAGCTAACGCTTGAGTCTTTTTGGTGTAATCCTTCTGGCGTAAATAAGATGCTGCGAGTTCGTCGGTAGATGCCTCTATCGTTTCCTCAACTCCATCCTCGCCTTTCACCTTGAAGGTGATTTTTGCAACGGGTGCAGGATCGTCCGATTCTTCCGATTCCTCGGCGTCATCTTCGATCTGTTCGTCGTTTGCGTCAGTCTCGTTGTCGGCATCGCCGGTCGATTCTTCTGCGGTTGTGTCAGACGATTCTTCCTCGGTGTCCATCTCTGGCGTGTCCGACAAAAAGTCTGCTAGTCCTGCTAGGTCATTGGATTCGAGTGCTTGCGCTTGTTCGCTCACGATGATCTTTCTAACGTCCCCCCTCTTGGCATTAGGAGGAATGTGCGGCGCTTCTCAGCGGACGCGTAAAGGTAAATGCCTACCCAAAAACCATTCGCACCGACTTACGTGCAGGTGACTCATTGCGTACAGAATCAATGTCTATCCGAGACTTTGCAAGCTTGCCGTTTTCGACCATGCCGCGCAAAATACCTTCGTACATGAATGAAAGTTTGCGTAACTGCGTCAGCAGCAATCGTCCTTCGTCATCTCTAATAGGACACGCATCCAACTGAGCTAACACAGCCTCATTCAGCTTTGCAAACGCATCCTTGAATGCCAGGTTGTCTAGCACTTGGGTTGCGTCTATACCGCGCTGATTAACTTGCTGTTCTGTCATGCCTGCATTGTCGGGATTGGTAAAGGCTCAGGAATCACCCCATCACAAAACGCTTGGCATTCCTCCAGCGTAGGCGCAACAAGTTCAACCCAGCGCACCGCGTAGTCAGCTTCGACAGCCGCGTGGAGTGCTTCTGGGTTTGCCAGCATGAACTCCGCTTGCAGCTTAAAAGCAGTCGTGCAAGGCGTTGTCATGCTGATCGTGTCGCCGTAGACGGGCAAGCCTTTAGCGTCTGTGCTGGTCACGATGCGAGTGAATGATCGTTCACCACCAACGTCCGGGTCTAAAGCTCTGCCAATGCGTGAGGCAATGTCAGCCAGTGCGAACGGCAGCTTGATCGTCAGTGTGTTGTCGTAGCTCATGGGCCATCCTTGTGTTCAGGGCAACTCTCGCAACGCCCGGTGTTTGACATTGCCATCAAGACTCCGCAGACCCCGCAAAGGAGTCCGAGGGTGTAGGCTAGGAAGTGGGTGAGGTAGGTCATATCGTGACGCCTGAGAGGTTGCCAACGAATCGCTTAATGGTTAGAAGGTCGGAGTCGGTTACTGTGCCTTTTATGGCGCTAACAGGGAAAACACCTCCACTGAAGTAGTCAAAATTAGATGCCCCCCATTGCCATACCCCTAACCCTGCGTTGGTGAGCGTTGCCGCACCCATTGCCACTGAATTCGTCGCACCAACTTGGACACCATCTATCCATAATTGCTTGTTATTACCAACTTTTCGCAGACATACCACGACCAGCGCACCGACAGGGTATGCACCACTCACAATGATCTGACTTGAAGCCGCATCGTCCACCCACTTAGCTTTAAATACCCCTGACTGTTCAAACAGTTCAATCGTCGCACCCCAAGCGGCAGAGTTGTAGACCGAGAAAATGGGCCGACCCGCACCAGATATGTCCCCAATCTTCACACCAGCAATAACACAATGGTCATCGCTCATCTGAAACAGCGGCCCACTCAAAGCAAGCGAATCGTCTACACCGTCGAAGCTCCACCAGTATGGGCCAAGTGCCGTTGATGCTGGTGCTGTGGTCGTCAGCGGGATGCCTCCGAGGGCTTGGATTTGGGAGGCTGTGTAGGTGCCTTGGAATAGGGCTGCGGAATTTAACCCAACTGTCCCTGCCACAGTGTTGTCCCCCTTGTCGGGGTAAACATAAACAATCGCAGTTGATAACTGTGTGCTTGCTGTAAGTGTGCATAGAAACCATCCGTTTCCGGCGCTCACAATACTGGAGTTAACATAACCAACCGCAGATGCAAAACTACCACCAACCACTCCTGTTTGTAGGTCAAACCAGTACCGGCAGTCGGTTGTCCCGCTAACAATCGCTATCGACGCCTTTGTAAGGCTCCCCGACTTTAGATAGAACGCAGCCGTGTAACTACCACCCGCGTTTACAGGCTGACCAACGTATGACAGCGCTTGATATGCAAGCGCCGGTTTTGTTAACGTACTACCGTCAAGCGCACCAGTCACGCCGATAATGTTGTTGGGCGTTGCTGGTGATCCTGCATTCACCCAAGCCGCATTCGTAAAGTCCTGCGAATATTGGAGCAGATTCACAGCCCCCCGCCGCAGCACGGGTTTCGCTGGCGTCGTACTCTGGCTTGCGTGGATGCCGGTGACTTCAAACAGCGTTACATCTCGTATAACGATAGACGCTCCTGCACCAACCCCTACTCCGATCCATATCCCGTGAGTGTTTGTTGCCTTTACCGTGGCTTGAAATAGCCCCGTTGAGGGCGCATTAGCAACCAAGGTCTGCCCTACCTGCATAGTACTTGAATTTGCTACGCTACGCGAGACAATGGTGACCTGAATTCGGTATGTCAGACCCGCAATGATGTTACCTTGTTGGAAGTACGCATACCCTTCTCCCGCCCCTGTGTTTGAGATCGTTAGGTCAGTACCATTTGACGAAGTGGTTGATAGATATGTAATCCACCCAGCAGTCCCACCTGTGCTTGGCGCAGACATGGGTACAAGCACCCCCTCCGCATCCAGCACCAACCCTACAGGCTGATCCACTGTGCCTTGCGTCGTGCCTGCGCTGTCTAAGAAGTTAGCCGCTTGGAGGCCGTTCAAGACGCCTACGCCGGGGAGGTACACATGGGCAGATGTTCCATACCGAGCAAGCAGCGCCAAAGCAGTGCGCTCTGCACCGCTGCCAATCTCATTCGGGCTTGCTGTTACCTTTGCCGTACCCGATACACTCAAGACGTTAAAGCAGTACACACCGCTGACGTTCAAACCGATAGAGTCGCCTTGCTGCAATAGCAGGTCGCCCGTAGTCGCGGGAAATGGCCCGAAACTTAGATAACACGGTGCAGTCGCAGCGAACACCACGAACCTAGCAATGCCACCGTCGCCACTGTCAGGCAGTGGTGATTGAACGCTAGTCCCGGTGGATGTGACTGTTACCCCGGTTGTGAGCGGTGTAACGACTGGCATTACAGACCATCCACGGGGCTGACTTGCACTACACCCGCCGCAGCTACTTGGATCGCAGCAATGTGCGTGTTTCCATTCGTTGCCACCACTACAGAGTCGCCGGGGATCAGCATCATGTCAGTGGTTACAGCAGTTTGCGCACCTGTACCAATGCGAACATAAGCTGCAACGGTCACGGCGATGCGGATATACAGAGCCACCGCACCAGACGACGAAGTTGGCAACGTAGCGCCTGCCGATGTTCCCGATGTGGTGATGCTAATGCCGGTTTTAAGAATAGTCAGAGCCATTTCAATCCTTCAAGTTTGTTTATTGTCAGTTTCGGTAAAGGGCTACATCAGCAGCAGCATCTCAATGTCGTCCTCGTCCTGCATCTCAAGCGCCAAGGCCATGATCTGCATCACGCGCTCAAAGTCTTGCTGTGCTATCAAAGCAGGCAGGTTGACCTGCATTTGGTAGCGATCCACCAAAGCGCCCAACAGGTCAATATCTACCGTGTCGCTAGGCAATACACCTTCGACCTTGTAGACACGCTCCCGCAGCCGTTTACGCGCCCTACGTGACGTTCTTTGCGCCTGTTCAATCGCTTGCTCTGCGATCTGTTCAGCATCAATGAAAGCGTCGGCCTGCTGTGCGGTGTCGAAAACAAGGATTTGTTTCTTGCGCTTGACGTACCACTTGCGGCTTAGCTCAACCTCTGCCGAATAAGATGCAGGTTTCTCGCCATCAATCAGGATCGCGCCCAACTGCGCAGCACCTGTGCCGGAAACTTTCAGCCCTGCAAATACAACAGGGTTGCCGCTATCACCAACAGCGCCAAGCCACTCACCATCCCATGTGCCTAGCCATTGGCCTTGCATGACTAGCTTCCGTCTACTGTGGTCACGTTGCGCGTGCCGCTGGCATAAGTCCCGGCGATGCGGGTCTTGCTACCGTCCATGCTCTTAAACACGGGGCTTGCACCTTCCAAGCCGGTAGCATTTCCAGCAGCGTGTGCCAGCAGAATGCGAAGTGCCTGCTTGAGTGTCAAATCGCCCTCTACCTTGGACTCCAGCACCGCCCCGGTCACACCGTCCTGCGTCAATGCGCCACCAATGGACACTGACAAGGCAAATCGGTTGCGCTTGCGAGGCTGGCTTGCCATTGCACCCGTGCCACTTGCAGATATGCGAAAGACACGCCCGCGGTAAGGGCGCATGACGTTCACAGTGCCAACGCCACCGATGGATGCGCCCGTGCGCTTGGTCATCACGGGTTGCGCAACTGCCGCACCAACACCCGCGCCATCACCCAGGGCCATCGACGCTGCGCCGGGGCCGTAGTATTCAAGCGTGGTGAGTGAGAGCAGCATTACAGCTCGTCGATGGTGAACACGATCAGGTAGGCGTAAGAGCCGATAGTGGTGCTGGTGATGTTCTTGATGGTGATGCCTTCGCCCTCACGCAAACGAATCTCCTGCACCTCCGACCCCTCGGGCAACCAGTTGATGCCAGCTTGCAGCATGGTCGAGGGAAACGCCTGTGTCGCACCGCCTTCGTCATTCGTGAATGTCAACGGGAAAATCAAGGCCCCGTCTGTCAGCGTTGCGCCGGTCTTAATTGTCACTCCTGCTGGCAGTGCTGGATTCAAGCTGTCGCTGGTGGTGGGGGTGATTGCTGTGCCGACAGTGTGGACAGCAGAAAACCGCTTCACATCTTGACGCAACGCCACACCTGTCACCGCAGCCAGCGCCAAGTTAATCAGAAACATCTTCTTGAGAGACACCATCACGCCTGTACCTGCGGCGTTGTGAATGGAAATCATGTGCTTATTAGCAGCGAATGCAACGTTGTCTGCCAAGGCGTAGTACGTGGGTAAAGAGCCTTGAAACGTGGCCTGCTCATGCACCGTGTTTGCGCCAACCACCCGCTCTCGGGTGCGCATCTTGTTGCCCGTGCTATTGGGCGGTACTTGGGTGAAACTTTCGGGCATGGATCAATCCTCGGAAAACAGAACGGTGCCAGCGGGGAAAATCGGAGTAGTGAGCGCCGACACAATGATGGATTGGGTCAGCGCACCGGAGTACAGGATTTGGCCGGTTGCCACCACGCTTACGCTGCCGTGCGTCCAAGTCTCAGTACCGACAAAGCCGCTCTCGACCTCGGGGAATGTGACTTGCCCCACGTTCTTGGCTGCGCTGCCTGCCGCGTTCAAGGTGCCGTTCACATCACAAACCGCCCAACCTGTGCCATCGCGGGTGACTACCTGCGCGGTGTAGCTGGTTGGGGTTGGTTCGCTGGTAGTGGCTGTTCCCGCTTCGCCGGGGTCAGCGGTGTGGAAGTTGAGTTGCAGCGTTGCGCCATAGCTAGGCATGGCGACTGCGTTGAACACGAACTTCACAAAGTCGTTTTCGGTTGCGTTGGCTTTTGACATTGGTTCCCTCTTTAAGCGATTCCAGCCGCACGCCCATCAGGGCCACGGATGATTTGTTTTGGTCGATTCATTTGATCCAGCGCAGCGCGAAAGCCATCAATAGATGCGGCAAGTGCGTTGTTCAAGTCGGGTGACTCAGCTTGCGGCGTTTGTGTGCTGCCTAGCTTCAATTGCTCTATGTAAATTTGAGTTTGTGCGGCTAGCTCTGCTTTCCACTTCTCAAACTCAATCTGCTGTTGCGCAAGCTGCGCATCCATCATGGCTTTGTTCTGCTCACGCTCTGAATCACGCTGATCGTTGGCTGCTTGCAGTTCAAGGTTCGCCTGAATCTCTTTCAGCTTCATCTCAGCCTTGATTTGCTCAATCTGCATCGTGTTCTGCGTTTCAGCTTGGAACTTCTGAATATCGGACTGCGCATCGGCCTGGTGCTTTTGTGCGTCGGCCTGAATCTTCATCTGCTCCAACTGGATCGGCAGCGGTGTCTGTGGTTGCTGTGGTGGCGCACGGCGTGGGTCTTGCAGGAAGTTCTGCACATCCTTAAAGCCTGCGTTCTCGATGATCTTGCTGCCGGTGTGGTACAGGTGTTGCGAGGTTGCAAGACCTACGGCCATGCCCTCTTTCTGCAATTGCGCGATCATCATCAACTGCTGCGCCTTTTGTTGCGTGTCGCCCGTGCCAAGACCGACGTTAATCGTCATGTCGTAAGAGTCGCGCCATTCGTTCGGGTCATACTCCACGAACTCGTCTCTGAGCCTAAACGCCAGTTTCTCCATCTCGCCATCTGTCAGCACCTTGAGGATGCCTTGGAAGATGGGCTTAACCAGCGTTTCAGCGACGATACGGGCGATTAGCTCCACCCGTTGCATGGCTGCGCTCAGGTCCAACTGACGCCCGCCAAGCGTGTTGTTCATGCTGTCAGGGTTCAAGCCTTGCGAAGTACGCGATACACCCGTGCGGTTTTCCCGCATGGACTGCACATATTCCAGCATGGGCATCGACGCGCCAGCAGAGAACGGAATTACTTGCTCAGTAATCGCGTTAATGTCGCGCTGACGAATGACGCCACCCGCCCGGCTATCCAGTAAATCATCAATGTTCGCAAGTGGACTCCAATTGGCATCCGTCAGCACCTTAGTGCGCGGGTTGTTGGTCAAGTACAGATTGTTCAGCGTCTGGCGCAATAGCTCGGTGTGCAGCTTTTGCAAGTCAGACACAGCATCTGCCATGCTCATGCCATCCCATCGGTGCGCATTCAGGATGGGGCTAGATGTGGCGATTGGCACATGGCTGCAAACTTCTTGCGAAAGAATCTTGTCCTGCAAGCGGTAGATGCACAGACGCTCTGCAATGCCATCACCGTCCGCATCCGCTAGCACGTACTCAATGCGCAGCCAGCCGGTAGCCAGCGCATCATCATCTTCGTCTTGATCGTCGTAGCCAACAATGGATTGCTGGTCTAGCTGGTTGATGTTGGATAGGCGTGTAGATGGATTGCCGATCTGGTCACTACCGCGCAACTCAGCCGCGGTAACGTCTTTGAAGCCCATCATCTTCAATTCTGTCAGCGTGACACGCATCAATCGTGCGACATAAGGGCAGTCTTGCAGCAGTGGGCTTGTCCAATCCCGATCAATCAGCAAATCCTCTGGGGCGAACGCTTCGACCTTCACAATCGTGCGCTTCTCCGTCTTTTTCATGCGGCCGTTGTAGCCCATGACAGGCTGACCTGTGTAGGGATCAATCTGCGGCTGGCCTTGTTCGTCCAATACCGGTGCGGGTGATGCTTGCTCAATCGAAGAATCTTCAGACTCTTGCAGCATCATCGCCAACATTTCTTCGCTGGCGCCTTTGAATGGCACACTGCTAACGGTTTCGCTGGTTTCCTTGCGCCACATCACCGCGCAATTGCGGATAGTCAGCATGTCTTTCAGTGCGGTGTAGAGGACTAGAAAGCCGTTGTTTTGCTTATAGAAAACGTAGTTACAGGTATCTGTTGCTTGTTCAGCGCCTTTAACGTCTTTTGCCGTATTAGGCTCAAACGACACCGCTTTGTCGGTGCTGGTGAAGGTCTTTAACAGTGCTGGAAGAATCCACTCTACCGAATCAGATACGTCTGACGCGACGATCTGCGATTCGCCATCAACCTCATTTCCGTATGGCTGCCTGTAGTACTCTCTGAGGGATTGCTCACGCTCTGAACCTAATTGCCCGTGGATATACGCCGAAGCTGCATCTTCCCGGCGTTGCAGGATTTCCAGCAAATCCTCGTCATCCATCTTGTCAGACATTCATACCCCTTTGCGTTAGCTTGTGGGTATTGTCCAAAGTGGTAAAGGCTACTTCAGCAGGCCTCGAATGATTAGCTGATCCACTGGCACATCGTAGGAATCAAGCGGGAAGGTGGCACGGCGCTGTGCTGCGTCTAGCGGAATACGGGCTTGTGTTGCTCTTGCTTCTGCTTCTCCAGCAAGGCGGCGGTAAAGCTCATTCGAGTCAGCACCTTTAATGCTGGACATTTCCCCTAGTTTCAAACCATAGAACTGACGTTCTTGTGCAGCATTAGCTGCTGCAATGGGGTCGGATGAATCTAACGATTGGCGCAACGCTTGGTCAAACTTCTGCTTTGTTTGGTTGTAGTCATTAACCAAAGGCTGCATTGAATCAGGACTGCCACCACTAGCAAATCCTTCACGCTGTTGGATGGCGTGCTGAAGTTCATGCAATTGGGTGCTTTTTGCCGTTGGAGACAATCTTAATCCGATTGGGTTAACTGATGTACTTTCTATTGCATTTGCAGTGGCTTTTCCCAAGTTCACGCGCTGCCTTTCGATTTCTCCACCAAACTTATTTATTGTTTTTTCCATCCTGTCGCCAAAACCATGTTTGTCAGCTATGGTATTTAATAGACCGTCATATCTTTTTACCCTCGGGTTGTTGTAAAACTCAGTTTGAGCATTGGACGCAGCATCACGCAATTTTTGCTGCGCTTCGCTTGGCACGCTAACTTGATACCTTTGATCCAGACTTATCCAGTCCGACCCATCCCGATAAGTACCACCAAATTTTCCATCATTAGAAATGCTTTGCTGAATACCCTTAACACTTGGGTAAGCCTCAAACAATCCTTGATGCTCTAAAGCGTCTTGCACCTTGAAGTCAGGGTAACTTTTCCCCCGAATCTCAACAGTTGGCAAAAGATCATTCTTTATGCTTGCCATGTTGTCAGGTATCTCCTGTCGCCAATGACCATCAGGCCCCTTCCATGTGCCTGTTTCACTCCACACAGCGCGAGGGTCTACGCCTTTAGCAGCAAGCATTTGCGCTTTTGATGCTGCTTCTGCGTCCCAAGTTTTGGCGCTTGGGCCAATGAACATCCCCGACTCTTTGCGTAACACCTGCGGTGCCGCCAGGTTATCCCCCATCCCAAGCAAACCCTTTGCAATCTGCGGAGCCTTTGCCGCTACTGCGAATGGTGCAAGCATCCCCGCAGTCTCACCCAGCACACTAGCCGCACCAAGTTGCACTGGCCTAGTTAAACCCTTCTGTTCCATCCAATCGCTGCCCATGAATGGCGCATCAGACGCTGGAAGGCCAGCCTTGCGCATAAGCCAGTTAATACCGTCAACAGGCGCAGACACGTTTGATGCCGCGCTGTTAGACATTGATTGCAGGAAGTCTTGAAGTGTTGCCATGCCTGCATTTTCAGCAGTGGTAAAGGCTAGGCTAGGTATGTCTTGCGGTAGGCAATAGGCTTCACATTTCCCGAACTGTTGCCCAGCGCATCAGCAACGATTGCCGCATATCGGAATGCGTCGGCCCCGTGACTGAATTCATCATGCAATGCTGAACCCGCTTCATTCGTCTGACGGTTGATATGCCGCCTGTAACGCTTCAAGCACTCAATCAGGCGCTTGGCCTTGGTCTTGTCGAAGTAGACGCGGCTGAAGGTCATACGTGCTGCCTTGATACCTTCCTCGATGCCCATGTTTGGAGTCTGTTCAACAGCACAACCCAAAGCCTCTAGGATTTCCTGCGCACTCTTGCCGGTCTTGTAATCCTTGTGAAACCCATCGTGCGGCAGGTAATGCACACCCCAATTGAGATTCATGTTCTTGAGTTGCAGCGCGTAATCTGCCAGAGTTCTATGTGAATCCTCGATGTAATCCACGATGCGAAGCTCACTGGCTGACCGCTGCACAAGGATGATAGACATGGAATCATTCCAACCCAAGTCCCATACAGCGTGAGTTTTCAGCATCAGATCATTGGGCACATCACGGATTCTGCTTTCACGCTCTGCCGTTGCCACTTCATCGAAGTAAATAGCACCAGTTACCGCAGGTAAGCATTCACCTTCCCACACATTGCGATATTCCTCCGCTTTCATTGTCTTTTCAGCGTGGATGCGTTCCTCTTTCAGCACCTCGGGAAAGTAGGGATTGTCCTGCCAGTTCATCAGCACGGACACGCAATCAGGCGGTGGATTAACCACGAACATTTGATGCGTCGGGTCTGATTCAAGCTCAGGGTTGTACGTCACCCAAATCTCTGAGCCTTCCTTGCGAATCGTCGGGACTAGCGTTTTCCATGACTTTGCGCTGATAGCCTGGGCTTCTTCGCACCAACAAATGTCAACCCCCTCAAATGATTTCAAGGCGGTAGCTGTAACGTCTGACAAGCCGCTGAAGTAGATGCAAGACCCATTAGGGCCGCGAATCTCCGTGTTCAGGATGGTGAACAGCGCACCCATGCCCATAGCCTCAATCTGATCGCTCAATAACTGGTGAACTGATTGCTGAATTGATTTCTGCACTTCACGGGTGCAAAGTACGCGGGTTTGCTGCTTGGCGCACAAGAACAGGA